TCGGAAGATTCCGAGACACGTAAATACGTGCGAAAGTCGGAGCGCCGGATGAGAGCGGTAAAAATGATTGATGAGCGATTGCGTCATGTGAATCCATATTTCAAAAACAACATGAGTATTTTTTAATTAAAATCTTGATAAGATTTTAAATGGTTCTTGTTCAAATCTATCTTAATGCTTCAACCAACGGTTCGGGTAATAATGTATCCGGCTCGTATTACACTATCCCTGTGACGGGAAAGGCTTGTGTCCGAGTCTTGGGTGTTCAATACCATGATTCCGGAACGACAAACCGTGTACTTCAATTGCAATCCGATAATTTATACTTTGCGTATTCGCAACAACGCTATCTGACATGGATGTGTATGCCAACCAGTATTACCCAAGCCAACGTATGCATTGACATGAGCCGAGATGCATATCATATTAAAGACCAACAGTTCAATGGTCAATTATTTTTAAAAATAGTCCAAACCTTTTCTCAAGATGGTACTACCTTACCAGCTTCGTTTAATGCAATTGTATCTCTTGATTTTGAATTTATTGATATGGAATTTAAATAATCTTGATAAAGTAAAATGAAACAAGTAAAACAAATCGGACGACTTGCTTCGGGAGGAATCAATCATATTCCCAAACATGACCCTACACCATTCATTAAAGAAGAGTTACAAGCACCCCCAATTCGTTCTGTCCAGCCTATAAAACTGGATGTCCATGAACGACCTCAAAAAATGAAAAAATCAAAATATCAACGCGAATAAAAAAATTAAAAAAATTATCTTGACGAATAGTAAATGTCTTTACATACCGTTGGTGACGCTTATACGCATTATGTCCTGCCCGCTTCATTTGATTCCATTCCTGAGTCATGGAAATCGAACAAATCGGCCAAACCCATTGCATCCAGCATGCAAACGGTCAACGTGCCCGCTCTGTCCGCCACTCAAAATGCCGGTGGTTCTTCCATTATTCAAGTACCTTGCGGTGCTTCAGCGGGTATTATGATGAACCCTTACGTTCGTTTCTCCGTTCAATTTACATCTGCTGCTGCTGTAGTCAATAGTTCATTCTTGTTTAAGGGTGCAGTTCAAGCATGCACATCCTTAATCAACCGTGTATCATCCTATGTCAACTCTGTCCAAGTCGACAACATCCAAAACGCTTGGGCTGCATACGACGCAATGTTAGCAAATTCTACCTCTGCAGACTGGTTAGCTCACGATGGAACACTGATGCTTGGTGCTGGTGTTCAATACTACCAACAGGCCGCCGGTGCCACTTCATCCAATATTTACACGTTTGCAGTACCCCTGCTTGGTATGTTAGGCTCTCAACAGGCGTTTCCATTATATCTCGTGAATGGTACGCTGCAACTTCAACTGGATTGGCAATCATCTGTTGTAGCCTCTTACACTGCTGGTGGCGCCGACCCTGTTTGGACTGGTTTTAACATTACCAACGTACAACTCGTATATGACAAGGTTCAACCCGAAGAAGCCTTTATCCATAAAGTTCGCAGTGACATGATGCAAGGAGCCAAATACGTTTACGGTTACACCAATCTAGCCACTGTAACCCTGCCTACTACCTTAGGCGCTGGTGGCGGTTCTATAAACTTGAACTATGGTTTGAACGTAAGCTCCCTTCAGGGAGTTTTAGCCAATCAATATTTGACGCAAAACTTGACGACGTCGGGTGCAGCGCCGTCGTTTTCCAACAACATGAACGGCTTTCAAGTTTCTCTCGATGGACGTTTAATTTCTTCCTTGTCTCTAAATTCTACTTCCGACCCTGTGCTATACTTTGCTGAAGCTCAAAAAGTACTGGGACGCCTATTCGATGCCTCTATTACCAGCCCTCTGGTAAACTCTGCTACCGCCGCAAATGCCACTGTCAACGGTAACGCATCAGGTGGCTCATTTCTTACCAACTACTTTGTTGCTGGCGCTTCTGCTCAACGCATCAATGAAGGATTGGCCTTCCAAGGATCACCCTGTTCTATTTTGAACATCTTGGTTAACTTGGCCGCCACAACCAATCAAATTACTTCTGCCAATTCAACGATTTACTTTATCCTGATTAGTGCCTTCCAACTGTTGATTGATGCTACCGGAAGTGTCGAGATCGTTCGTTAAAAAATCAAAAAAATTTATTATTGAATAATAATAAATGGGTGCAACTGTAAGCAACTTTGCTAAAGAAGCGGCTAAGGACGCTTTAAAATGGGTAGCCAAAAAAGGTATTTCATGGGTTGGAAGCAAAATTCCTATTATTGGAACTCCAATCGCCGATGCTATTAACAGCCGTTTTGCCAAGGGAGGCAAGATTCATAAATTCGAAGACGGAGGCCTCGTCAATAAATTAAAAGAAGAAGGTATTAAAACACAAGTTATCAACACTCCAGCTCAACTGGTAGCAGCCATCAAGAAATTCCCTGAAGCTGCATCCAAAGCTGGGTTGACTGTTGAAATGGTAAATGACGCCAAAAATGAAAAGGTTGGCAATGCTCCATCCAAATTAGCTTCAAACGAACCCATGTCTGAAAGCGCTATGCGTAAAGGTGGTCGCCGTCATAAGGGACATGTTGAAGAAGTTGAGGAAAAGGAGAAGCCTAAGAAGAAACACCATAAACGAGTTCATATGGAAGAGATGTATGCACAAGGTGGCATGGTCAATCCTGTTGCTTCTCTTCCTTATGACAATCTAAATCGTCTGAACATGTACGCTCACGGGGGCATGCATCATCATGACAATGGACTCGGGGAGAGTTATGTAACTTTACATCATGGTCGTCGTCATCACGTTTAATGATACAAACCGTTTGAGGTATGGTTTGAATGTATCGGCCCATCATCATATGTAATTCTTCATCTGTCGGTTGTTTATATTCCATTTTAAAATGTAACAACATTTTAAATATTTATGAGCGTAAACTAAAATGAGATAAACTTATAAATTTATGAAATTATGATAAAAAAGTTTATGATAAACCAAAAAAAAGTTAATTTTATCATAAAAAAGTTTATGATAAACCAAAAAAATCACAATTTTAACGAAATAATAAGAATAAAAAATTTTTTATTTATGCTTTATGGCTAATTTATAGCTTTTTTTGGTTTATTTTAAACTTTTTTATGATAAATTTCAACTTTTTTTGGTTTATAATAAACTTTTTTACAATAATCTTGTAAATTTTTAAGTTTATTCTTATTTAGTTTACTCGCAGGGGCCTTCAGACAATTCTTTACACAACTCTTTATGCTGCTTCCAATGAGCCTTTTGACATTGAGTTGAGCAATAACGAACGCCTTGGCATGAGGCACATTTTTTTAAATCGTATCCTTTCTTATCACAGTTCTCACACGTTTGAATTGGGCGAGCGGATATTTCAAATGATATTTTATAATGCTTGTCGCTATCCCATACCGTTGATGTCTTCCGACTAGTAAAGACAGCTTTGCCTTGTGCACGTTTGTTTTTTAATAAGAAAATGCGCGTACCAAATAAAGTGATACCCCAATCGGATACTCCTGATGTGATATGTGTAAGCATGGTTTTTAATAACGCGTCGCCCCAATTTGCATCCCCATTTTCGGTTTCAACATCGAATGACATCTCACATAAAGATATCAAACGGTCAAGGTCATCTCCTCTAACACACTTAAGAAACGTATGAAGCTCTTTCATACGAATCTCTTGCTCGTTTGAAATTGAAGACTTGGTGAATGCGGCCATGATAGTGACATGAGCACGTGGTTTTTTAGATTTTCATTTTTTTCTAAAAATAATTTAAATCTTGTTTATGTATAAAATGTCAATCCATGAAGTGTTCAAAACCAATCGTCCTCATTTATCTGTTGGCAGTTTGAAAACATATTCTTCTATTATCACCAACTTGGGAAGACAAATGAAAAAGGAATTGGATAAGCCTGAACATGTGATTGACTCTTATAAGTCTATTATTGAACATTTAAAAGATGTTGAACCCAAATGTCGTAAGACTAGACTTGCGGCATTGATTGTGTTTATTGAAAAGGAAAAGGATAAGAAAGAAGCCGATGAAGCGTTTCGAGAACTTATGACTGAGGATGCTGGTAAGACTTCTAAAGAAATTGATGAACAAACATTAACTGACCGTCAAAAAGAAGGTATGATGAAATGGTCTGAAATACAAGCATTGTATAATGATTTGGAAAAGGAAGTAACACCTCTTATGAAACGCGCAAGCTTGGATAAACGTCAATTTGAAAAATGTCAATTGTATGTTTTACTTTCCTGTTTATTATTAATCCCTCCTCGTCGTTCATTAGACTATGCTGAATTTAAAATTCGTAATATTGATGAAGCGAAAGATAACTTTATGAAATTGGAAAAGAAAGTTCCCTATTTTGTGTTTAATGTTTATAAGACGGCAAATAAATATAAACAACAACGAGAAGAGGTTCCTAAGAAACTTCAAAAGATAATTACAGATTGGGCAAAATTAAATCCTCATGAATATCTATTAATGAACACTCGTCAAAATGGAAAAATCAATAGTTCACAACTTACAAATGTTCTTCACACATTTTTTGGGAAACCGATTTCGACCTCATTACTTCGTCATATTTATCTTTCTGAAAAGTATAAAAATATTCCAGCTTTGAAAGATATGAAAGAAACGGCAGAAGCTATGTCGCATTCGGTTTTAGAAGCTCTTAAGTATATTAAACATTAATAAAAATGAATGATGATTTAAAATGACCCATTATTAATGATGCCCCATTGTATTTATAAAATTTGGTCGCCTAAAGGTGATAAAGTATATTATGGTTCTACGTGTAATAAACGAGGCCCTCTTCAAAGATTTTACGTACATGTATCTGAATATAATTCAGGTCGTTTAAAATGTACTTCTAAAATTGTATTTGATGAATATGGGATTGATAATTGTCAATTTTCTATTGTTGAAGAAATTGATGATTTATCACAATTAAGAAGACGTGAACGTTTTTATATTGAAACTAATGAATGTGTGAATAAATATAAACCATCTCCTACTAAAGAAGAAATTAAAAAAGACAAACAAGATTATACGAAAGAACATAAACAACAAAAAAAAGAATATGACCTTTTATATAGAAATTTAGATGAAGAACGTAAAATAAAAATTGAATGTTATTGTGGAGGGTCTTATGTAAAACGTCATCGAATCGTTCATGAAAAAACTAAAAAACATTTAGAGTATGTCAAAAAATAATTTAAATAAGATTTATCATCAAGATGAATCTTTCAATACCTGTGGATAGAATGTATCCTGAACTAATAGAATGTCATATCCGTCACCTTAAAAGTGTTTTGACTTATTTAGAAAATGAATTGGCATTAAGTCGGGAAAAGGAAGAAACGTTTTTTTCAAAACGACAAACTGTTCAAGAGAAAAGGGAAAAGGAGAAAAAGGAAAAAAAGGAAAAAAAGGAGAAAGAAAAAAAGAAATCACTTGTTGAGGATGCGTAATTGGGCTTGTGCTTTTGGCAATGTGGTATTCTTGGCATGAACTTTTCCAGTCATGGTATTTATGACTCGGTAATGATGATGAAAAGGTTTGATGGCAAAGGGCATTTTATTACTTTACAAAGATTAAAGTAATAATCCAATGGCGGATATAATATATGGCGAAACGTGCAATACAATCATTATTTTTTGAGCAAGTGCAGAAATGACATATTTGATTTTTGATTTCCAAAAATTATTTATGCTTGTCCACATTTGCCCAAAGCACCTAAAAAAGATAAACATACACTAGGTGCCTTAATGGGTGGCTGAATGAGTAATCCATCAAACGCTTGTTTGGTCGCTTGGACTGGTGGGAATTCACAGAACTCGGCTTCAAAGGAAACATTCATATCTGATTCAAATGAAAATTTGTAAAGGACGGTATGATAGTCTAATTTGTTTTGAAAATACTTTTGAAAATATAATCTATCTGAAAGCTCTCTCAAGTCGACAATCAAATAATCAAATGCCAATGTGGACGGGTCAATGTTATTATGAATGTCGGAATCATACGATTTGACTTGACCAAAGGATTGTAATAATTTCATATCGGATTTAGAAATATCACGAGTAACGCAAATCACCATTTTTTTAACATCAAGAGGGTCAGGGTTGATAAGCGCTGGCGATTGTTGTGGCTGAGCGAGTAAGGATGAGACGCTCGAAATAACGGCTGGTAGCGGAATGGACATTTAAAGAAACGCAATATTTTTTTTTCAAAATACACCACCATATTTTAATCTCGGTAAACCAGGAGATGGAAAAAGAGTTCGTTCACTACCTCGTGGTCTACCTCTATGTCTTGGAGATGTACTACTTTCAACACGTTGGACTGGAGGTATAGTTGGTTCTCGTATGACTCGGTCAATACTTTCTTCTCTAGCTCGAGCACGACTTAACCGTTGAATTGGAGGAGGTATAGTTGGTTCTCTTATGACTCGGTCAATACTTTCTTCTCTAGCTCGAGCACGACCTAACCGTTGAATTTCACTATTAAGAGGAATTGCGGCTTGCCCTTGATTAGGGAAATAATCAGCTGGTTGAGCTGCAACTTGAACCGCAGGACGATGGTCTTCATGAGTGTTATTACGTCCCGTGGGTGCAAAGTAACTAACTCGATCGTTTTTATAATCTTCAGCTTCTGCTTTATAATCATGTTCATCCACACGAATTGCTTCAGGGGATTGTGAAAACACACCTCCAGCTTGTTTTACTTTAGTTGAGACGGCACGACGTGCATTAGATGATACAGCTTGAATACCAGCAGGATTCACATCGGGATAAATAGGTACTCCATTATTACGAGCCTCCACGCGTTCATGACGAGGATTGGGAATATCATTTTGTCCGTATTCAACTGACCGAGCTGGAAATGCTATGGGGTTGGGAACAGCATACGATGTGCTTAATGATACCGACGGAGGATTGGCCATTGGACGAGCTTGTTTTTGTAATCGGGTAGTATGGTTCATTTGTTCATATCTCGATTTACCTTTACCGATATTGATATGAATCACATTCTTGTTATAGTTGGTGTATTTCTTTTTTCTGCCTGCTTGAGACTTGGATTTCTTCCCTCCGTGCTTCATTTTTTCTCTCACATCATAAAAGGGATGGATGTCGGGCGTTGCGAAATGTGTAACCAGCATTTATCATTACGTCTTATTTTTTTTCATTTCACATATTTTATTTCCGTGAATTTTTTATAATACTTGGCAGGATGATGATACATGTTGATATGCAAAAACGAATACTCATCCTTGGTTGCATATTCATATAACGCCCTTAACATTTCTTCATCGCCATTCATTTCATCCATGAACGAATCCAACTCTTTTTTATTTTCCGTTCGAAAAATGCTAATCAAGTCTAAATTGGAACGAATCAATGTAGGTAAGAATGTATTCCATTTTTGTAACAAGTAAATATTAGTGATATGACGATGTCGATTTTGAGTTGCCAATTCGTTAATTGCTTTATTCTGTTTTGATTTTAATAAATGAATGCAATCGTCATATACAATGCAATAGGCTGGATTACCTTTTTTCTTTTTCTTCTTCCACTCCTCTTTATGGCGGTCAATCTTATTTATGATGGATTGCAATACTTCTGGAGATAAGGTATCATAATATTGGTCTCCAATATCTTCCAATAAGTCTTCTACTTTAGGGTCATTCTTGGCCGTAGGGCTAATAAAAAAGATTAGATTGAAATGTTTAAACCATGGACTTTCCTTTTTTAAAAGCAAGTTCAAAAGTAGCGTTGTCTTTCCTAATCCTTTCTTTGCGAATATGCCATAGTTGCATGGCTTAAGTGGTAAAGGTGTATCTTCTTGACAAATTTGATTATCAAATGGCGCCAACACGTTTGTTAAGTTAGACATATATTACATTGGCGTAATATATTATTTTATAAGTTTCTTTTTATACAATTCCAATTTATTCAATTGTTCTTCTTTTTCTTTTAACAATGCGTCCACATCAATTTGTTCAGGAGGAGGCAATATTGTAATCGTTGGGGTCAATGCATCCCAATCAGGACGAATCACTTCACGTATCGTAAATGAAAACGACCATGGGATATTTTGTAAATTAATGGCGGTATATGTTAAATTATTAGTCAAATAAAAATTGATGGTTTGAATGGTATTATCGATAATGTAAATAGGTTCACTTATTTGAAAATAATTAATCCATGAAGATTGTGGAGTCAAAATTGGAATTTTATAAACGATATCGGATACGTCATCTGGAAGTACAATAAATTCGCGATTACGAAATTGTTTAAGAGATGAACGAACTAATAAATAATTTATGGGATTTAAAATGCATGGTTGAATTGAAGTACATGGAAACGGGGCTGGAGCGATTATAAAATTAGAAGTTGTCGTGTAACCAAAAAAGAGAGGTGTATTTTGATTTGTTCTCGAATCGGTAAAATTAAGTTGAATGTATGCATTGGCTTGAACAGTTGCTCCATTCAATTGTATCGACATGTATCCAGTGGATGGATTATAGGATGTGATAAATGCTAAACTAGGGTCAAAGCCAGGCCCCAATGTCGCAAAATTATATAATTCATTGGTTAATTCTGTCATAAGTGTATACGGTGTATAATTCCCTTGATTTAAGGTAATGGAATGATTCACAGGAATGTCTCCTGATTTGCCTCGATAAAAGGTACAATAAATGACATTTAAATTATTTAAATTATTCATTTGATAAAAAGTAAATGGAATTTGGACTGAATTAAAGATGATTTGAAACATTCCTTTTTTAGCCAATAAATTAATGACCTGAGAAAAGTTAAGATTGAAATTGGTATTGGTGCCTGAGGAACGCTGCTGGCTGTTTGCATGGAACGTATATTCCATAACGGTCTGAAGCGCCATTTCTTATCATTCATCAAGATTCTTTTTTTCTTCTCGCATCAACAAAACCGGTTGCCATGAAGGAATCACATTTTTTATTTCACCTTTTTCATTTGGCATTTCTATTTCAACCGTATATCGGTCATCTCGAATTCCTTCCACTTCATCAATAGGCTTCAAATGCTCCTTTACTCGTTTTGGATTAATTGCAATGAGAATATCTTGTTTAGATGCACCCATATAAAATTTTTGGTTTATTGCCATTATTATATTTACAAGATTATTTAAATTTTATTTTATATGCAATGGTCCTTTTAATGGCAATGTCACATTATGTTTTTTTAAAAATTGTTCTACGTTGTGAGCATACTTTTTATTGACAACCATTTCATTTGGCATTACAATTGTCTTTCCCAATTGGCTCATTCGTAATTGTTTTTGACCTGTAATCATCCCATGATAATGGTTCATGATACCGGATTTCATTACCGGAACGGGAATAACCAACGAGCCGTATTCGAGCATCGCTGAGACGGTGTCTTCGTTTTTGGGGTGGATGCGGGGGTCGTCTTTAATGATTCCTCCCTTTGAAAGATTGCGAGGTTTCGAATTAAAAATGTCAATACGCTTTCCCTTGTCATTATAATAATAAGGCATTTCTTTATCTTCAAGATAAAAAAATTTAGATTTGTTGAATGGCTTGATAATATTCCGCCCATTCATTTAATACCGGTTCAGAGGCAGATTTGTCCTTGGCTTGTGTCTCACGAATCCATTTTATGATTTCATGCATTTGACGTTCATCCGCATCTTTTTCTTCTTGTGTCATTTCGGAAGCTGGTCTGAAGGCTCGTTTGTGATAATACTTTTTATTTCTATCTAATACTTTTTTATAAAATTCAGGATTTTCTTTTCGTCGATGATAGTATTCTTTATTCTGTTCCAAAATCTTGGTTCGGTTCTTTTGATACGAAGTTTCCATTCTATTTAGATGTAAGATTTTTTGTTAAATTGTTTAATTGTTGAATCACTGTCGCCAATGAACTCGTTAAGGTTTGAATTTGAGTGGCTTGCGCAGATAATTGAGATTGAAGAGTTGTTATGGTTGCAGCTTGCTGTTGAACTTGAATTTCTAATGCATCATTTGATTTATGTAAAAGTTGAACTTGATGGACGATAATTGGGATGAGTGGTTCTTGAGTGATACCTAATGCTTTGAACGTTTCACCATTTTCATCCTTATATTCCAGTTCAGAACAAGATACAAACTCTGGATAGACTTCTTGGAACTCTTGAGCAAGGAAACCATGTCTTAGTTGTTTGTTCTCATCATGAATCAGATTGTAAGAGCAGGGTTTCAATTTCATAAAGTTTGCCTTTTGATCCATAGGAGTTACATTC